CTCCAACACCAAGTGGGGAGAGATCTGGGAATCCCTTGGATGACCAAATGTGGTATACCCAAGGTATTACAAGGTATTGTAGTAGAAACCTGCTACAAACCTCGTGAGATCTACTTTAAGGCCACAGGCCTACTAGCAGATCTTGGAGAACCAGTGGAAGGCGATATCCACAAGGTCCTCCTTCGTCAAGGCGTCCTCATGGGGGACCCCTTAACGAAACCTGTCCTACACTTGACGAATGTGTCGAACAGGCTCCTGCAGAAGCGGATCTTAGACCCCGACTTCTACGGCCGGCTGGGCAATTTCAACGAAATTGCCGAGCTTCTTTCACACGTTAAGAATGAACTTAACGGGTGAAATCTGTGCATCATGCGGACACTTCCGCAGTGGATGCGCAACGTATAGCCCCTAACTGGGGAGCATTTACGTTACGTTTAGCAAATTAAGTTCCAATTTTCCATCATTGAAGATGAAAATAATGGATGAGGAGGTCTGGTCTTCGATGACCAGTGTCCCCCTCTGGTACAACCCGATCCAACCAGGTCGGATTGTCCCGGATGCCCTTTCCCAGTACATGGGAGGGAGGCATTACCTTTCGACAAAGCAAGTGCCTTCGGCACTTATCTTGTCGAAGGCCGGTTCGCAGACAGTGTCTGCTAACCGGTCACATCTGCTCAAAAGGGGTTTTCCCATTGAGCAGATTGACTGGGATGATGAGGGGTCTCCACGCATCATCCAAGTACCGAGTTTTGAGGGCGGAATCCGTCCCTCATACTCGGAATCACTGTCCACCTTTTTAAAAGAGGCCAGTGGTGCAATGGACTCAGTGTCTAATAACGCCGAGCTCATAGACGACGAATTCGAGCATTCCGGCTCGGAAACGTCGGATGTCGACTCACTCCTTGAGAAGAGTGAGGAGACATTAATCCGTCGGAGAAAGAAACTTTCTCACCGGATTAAGTACGAGGACCCATGGAAAATCCATGCGGCCCGCGCACTCGCTACTCTCAGGGACGAACCCGGCCCCGAGGTAGTTGTCTGGTCTGGAGACGGAATCCGTCTCCAAGACCCGCTCCCACCGAGGCTTTTTGGGCCAAAGTGGGATGGATCTATGCGGAACAAATTACGGTTCCACAAGATCGCGAATAGTGATGTTAAACTTAACATCATCTATCGTCACACGCATTGGGGTCGACGCCTCATACGCGAG